GTCCGCCTTCGCGGGTGAAAACCCCCATTCCGTTGCCAGCGGCTTCCTTGCCCGCCATAAGCGGCAGGAAGAAGGCGTGGCGCAGGGTTTGGCGCGCGCCTTGGCGTTTTACCTTGATGCTGACCCCGGCTTGTTTGCGGCCTTTGGCGATGGCGCGGCGGGTGTCGCCTTTGGCACGTGGAGCAGAGGCGGTCATCTGGTTGGCGTCGAAGCGAGCCAGGCGGGTACCGCGCTTGCGGGCGGCGATGACGGCGAAATCGATTGAGCTGGTGGCCGGGCGAAGGGTGAATTTTTCGCGGACGTAGGAGGCTGGCAGGTTGTAGCGCTGGCTGATGTCGCGCGAGGCGGCGGTGAGTACGGTGCTGGCTACGTCATTGACGGCGGCCTGCCCTGCCCTGGCGGATTGCGCGGGGTAGCGCTCGATCTGGCGGGCGGCATTTTTGAGGGCGGCGGCGCCATGGATAGATATGCCGATTTTCATGTTTCGAGCCTGACGATCCAGCGGGAAACGTGGCCATCGTCGGACGACAGGACGTCGAGGGCATGGGAAACGCCATCGATGATGACCGTATCACCCTGAGCCGGGAGGCTGGTGCTGGGGATCTCGATCATGGTGCGGCGGGCGATGACTTGACCGTAGTCGCCGAGCATTTCGACGTTGCGGTCGACAAAGGCGCGAACAGGTTGCCCGCGCAGGATTATGTCGATACAGAGCGGGCTGGCGAATAGGGTTTGATGCAGGGCGGCAAAGGGATCACTCATGACCCCGATGGTGCCTAGTCGGTTCGGAAATTTTTAGGTGAAAATTTCAGAAAATATTTCCGGCGGCTATGGCTATTTGAGGCCGAGGAAGCGGGCGGTGGTGAGGAGATTTTTGAATTTCGGGTGTTGAACCAGGGCGGCGAGAACGGCGGCGGAATTCTCAGCCGCTGACGGCACAACGTCGGTGATTTGAGCCATTCTCAGCCGCGCTGGCGTTCCCGAAGGGAAGCCCGGGCTAATGGCAATCAGCTTATCTCGTGCCAGCATTACAGGGGCTCATCCCAAACCAAGCCTGGCACACTGAGCACGTCAGCCTGTGTGGCTGGCACACTCGGAATCAGGTCCGTCCGTGCTTTGATGGCCGCCACAGCGACGTTGTCTGGTATGACGTAGCTTGACCCCGCGAGACGAGACGACACGCTCACGTCCAGTTTTGTGCTATTTGCATCCATTTCGGCCCTAACCGCAGCGGCACTCGGCAGCGCGGCGACGGCACTGGTCAGCGGCGACAGATCGACCGCGACCTGATCCAGATTCTTCGCGGTCACCCCTTCGCCGGCCATTTTGGCGCCGGCGCTTGGCAACTTGGCGGTAACGGCGTCGAGGGCAACCTGCTTCGCCAGCACAGCCGAGGCTTCGATGGTGGCCAATGTCGGCAAGGCGGCAATATCCGCCCCAGTGGCCGGGTCGTAGGCGACCAGTGCGGCGTCGACTGCGGCCTGGGTTGCGGCAGCGTTGAGTGGTGCCACGTAGCTGGCAGCCGCCAGTCGGCTGGCCACGGTTGCTTCTTTGGCCAGAACCGATGACGCCTCAATTTCGGCGACGGTGATCCCGCCCGAGGTGATCGTTCGCGTCGCGTGGTTCCATACGTCGGCGGCGCTCAAGCCGGCAGGCGGTTCCGTGTAGTCGGTAGACGCCAGGCGGGTGGCCACCTGGGTAGCGCTGGCCGGGTCAGCCGGCAGCGCATCGGTGCGGACTTTGATCGCCGCGATGCCAGCGTTGTCAGGCGCGGTGTAGCCTGACGCCGGCAAGCGGGTCAGGACAGACGCCTCCTTGGCAAGCACCGCCGAAGCCTCGATTTCTGCCAGTGTGACGCCTGCGCCACCCGACGTCAGGGTGCGGGCTGGGTTGGCCCAGACCTCGCCAGCCGTCAAGCCGGCCGGCGGTGCGGTATAGCCAGTTGTCGGCAGACGCGTCGAAACCGCGACATCAACGCGGGCCAGCTCGACCGCCAGTTCAGAGCGCACCGCCGCCGCAACGCCGGCATTGCTGACCCCGCCCGCAATGTAAGCTTTGCCTGGGTCGGCCTGAATCGGTCCGGTTCCGACAGCAAAGACGCTGCTGCCGTCGGAGCGGTAGAGCCGCGCGCCAGCGATCACCAGTGGCTGCGCCGACGTGTTCTGCACCTTCATGTCGAGGATGTCGACGTTGATCCGGTAGTTCGCCGCGTCATCGGCGCTCATGCCGCCGTGGAAGGCCGCGATACCCGGCGCTGTCATTTGCCCGCTCAGATACCAAGCGTAGCCGCGCTGCGGTGAGGTAGAGCCGTCCGGATCGTCGATGTCAATCTGCACATTCGGAAAATCGGCGGTGAATTCCAGTACCGTGTCGCCGTCGATGCCGTTGGCGTTATAGACCACATCCGGCGTCGGCGTCAGCAGGAATGACGCTCCCGTCGCCGAGAGCAGGCCGAAGGTCTGGATCAGCGCATCGGCCTCGGTGCCGACGGTGCGCGCCATGCGCAGGCGCAGGGTGTGATCAGATGTCCAATTGACATTCATCGACCACGCCGCACCGGCTGGAATGTCGTTGTACAGTTCGCTGGCTGCGGTCACGTCATAGACCTGCAGCCGGGCACCGACCGTGTAGCCGATGACGCTGATCGTGGTGTAGACGCCGCCGGTGTGGGTGATCGACAGCGTGCTGCTGGCGCCATTGGCTAGGGTCAGGGCTTTGCTAGGCATGGCGATATTGCCGCTGCCGGTCAGCGCGCAGCCGTCAATCACCAGGTTGTAAGCCAGCGCGTAAGCAATGCCGTCCGTGGTAGTCAGTGGGATATCGTACTTCAGGTTCGCGTCACGCGAGGACCACCACTGCACGTAGTCGTACACCTCATCCAGCGTGTGCGCCTGTGTCAGCGTGATCGTGGCAGACGGCTGGTCAATCGCAATGCCGGTGTAGGCTCCAGCCGCCGTCTCGGTCGCGGTGATGTGCGCGTCAGCCAGCATCCGCTGGGTCAGCTTGATCGGCGCAGCAACGGATTGTGTGATTGTCGTGCGCTGGTAGCCGTATTTGGAAATTGTAATGACATGTGGCGTGTAGCTCACTGTGTCGTATTGATAGGGAGAGGCTTGTGCAGCGTTGCCTTGATAGGTTTCCTGCGTCAAGTACTGCTCTTCGACAACACCTGCGGCGTTACTGAGTACAACGTCCTTCTGCAACCATACCGTGAAGCTATGTTGGCTCGGGTAATCGTTTTGAAACGACCCTTGATAACCCCGCGTCACCGACAACACATTCCCTGCCACGCTGTCGACCCGCATCAATTCGGCGGCGATGCGGATGACACTATTGACCGGCGTCTTCGTCCCGTCGAGGACGGTGACTGAATTGGCGGCCTGCGCAATGTTTGAAGTATTGGTTTTGGTCCCCGAATCGATAAAGACCGAGGTCGCGCCATCTTTGTCCAGCGCTGAAACTGCGACGTTTTGCAGCGGCGCATTCGCGGCATCGACCGCGGTGATATTCAGCGACCACTGACGGTAATAGATCGCTGTGGTTGGGTTGGTAATTGACATCCCTTTTGGTGGGTTGTACATGGACGTGAAATCAATCAGCACGAAATTGCGCCGCCAGATCGCCGACGCTCCGTGAAAGTAGATGTCGTATGCTGTGTGCACCAGTTTGCATCGCTTGTTCAGTACGTATTGAGCGCCGTAGGTATATAGTTGTGCGCCGTAAATCGTCGCATCGGTGATTAGCGGCACTTTGTTACTTGCCGGTTCGTGGCGCGGATTGGCTTCGAGCAGTGAGTTCACAATCGTCAGATCACCCGCCAGCGTGGCATTGCCGTTGTAGGAAAACATCTGGCAGTTTTTTACAACGCTCGGCCCGTAGGCGTACAGACCCTTGAAGGCATTGCCACTGTAATAACCAACGCTGCCCGTGTACCCCACCTGATACCCGGCATCATAAATTTTCGAGTTATAGAGATTCAGCGTGCCTTTAAGCGACATCGGTGCATCATTGACCGCACTAAGCAATCCCAGGGTGGCGCCACCGGCCGCTGTCGAGGTGCCCATATTGATCACCACACCGGACTGGGTGGCGCAATCCAGACCGCCATCGATAACCACATCGCGGCCGTTTTGAATGGTCAAAATGCAGGTTGACCCTGCGGCGTAGCCGACGATTAGATTGCCTGTGAAATAGTATTGCACCCCGGCACTGCGCTGATTCGTGGTCTTGCTGGCGAACTGCGTCTTGCCGGCGCTGACGTAGGCTTGATACAGCACCTCTTCGGTGATGACCGATCCGGCTGTGGTGTCCATCGTGACTTTCGGGACGCCTAATGTGTAGGTCGCGCACTGATTCAGCGTCCGCGTGCCGGTGTCGGTGAACGTCGACACGTCGTAGGGGGTTGTCGCATATGCAGAACTGCCGGAGGCGGCATTGAGTAGCTTGGCGGTCGCCGAACTGTAGTCGCCGGATACCGTGGTGCGCAGCACCAGATAGGCGTTGTAGTGCGATCCCACAATCTTGGCCGGCGGTGTCCACGCCAGGGTCGCCGATTTGTTGCTGGCATCGGCGGTGAATGAGACTTCCGGCGACCAGGCCGAAAATGCGGTGGCCAGATTGTTCGATATTGCGGTGCCAGAATACTCCACCGCCACAATCTTGTAGTAATAGGTTGTCCCGGCGACCAGCGAGCCACCGGCGGCTGGCGTGACTGACAACCCGGTGACGGGTTGTTTTTCGGTGATGGTGATGGTGATTGCCATTTACCGATACTCCGCCGCGTTCTGTGTGCCGCTCATTTCGCTGACATAGGCGGCGGCACAGTGATTCGGATCGCGGAACAGGAAGTTGATGCACCGTTCCGTGCGCTTCCAGTGCCGACGGTGGGCCATGGCGCTGATCGTCTCGTCGGGCATGGTGCCGAAAACCACCGTGGCGACCAGCTGGTCGACCGCGATGGCGACGCGTGTCAGGTATTTCATGAGTCCCTGGCTCCCAGGAAAATAATGTTACGTACCGCGTCGTAGCGCTGGTCTTCTGGCAGCACAGCCAGCGACGGACCTTTGCCCTCGACACGAATACCGGCCAAGCCGCGCACGCATAGACCGGCCTCCCAGGCACCACGCCCGGTCTCGACTTCCCATTGCCAGAATTCGGCCATGTCCTGCGCGGTGTAGATCTTCTGGTCGGGGAAGCGGCTCATTTCGCTACGCCCTTGACCTTATCGAAGCTGCGCATCGCGCCCAGCCCCAGCATGCCGAGCATGACCGGCATCATTTCCGACAGATCGGCCGGCTTTAAATCGAAGGAATGACCCGCAATCAGCAGCCCGGCTTTCGCCATCGGCAGGCCAATCCAGTTCCAGGCGCAGGCCGCCGAGCAAACCCAGCCAATCGACGGCCGCCATCCAGAAACAAAGACGCTGCCGCTCTTTGCCTCTTCGGCATTGACGCCGATCTGCGCCAACTCGCCGGATTGCTGCAACTGGAACAAAGCAATCTGCGCCTTTTCGCGTTCGACCGGATCGGGCCATAGCTTGTCGATGATCTTGCCGCCGACATCAAGGGCTGCAGTGATCGGATCGAGCGCCATCACTTGACCTCCAAGTAGCATTTTTCGCCCCGTGCTTCGCACGCCTTGATCATCGCAATGACCCGCTGCACAGTAGCTGCGCATTGAGCAATCCCAGTTGCAGTGCGAACCTGGCCGACGAGAAGGCAACCAAGGCTATCTGCTGCTGTATTGCCACCGTGGATTCGAATCCCGGCAAAACCGGGAACATCGAGAACGGCGGGGAGGACTTTTTTGAACCGGGCAGAGAGTGAGTTTTCCAGCACGTATCGGCCACGCGGAATACTTGTGCGTCCATAACATTTCTCCTGAATTCCAACGGTTTCAAGGTGGCGGTCTTCGTCTTCGCAGGTGACCCCGACGAACAATCCGGCGGCGTACAGTTTTCCCGGCGTAAAGGCTTCGGCGCCATCAGGTCGAATGACCGGGTCGCGAACAAGGGTGAAAATCATGGCGCGCGGCGATCCAGCCTGGTTTCAAGAACGGTGATACGGCGGTCATGACCGTTGATCTTTTCGTGCAACTCTCCAGCCATTAGCACCAAATTACGGCTGATCTCGTCGAGCTTGCTGTAAGTCTTGTTACCGAGCCATCCAACGATAAGAATCAACAAGCCGAACAGGGTGGCGACGAGCGACATGGCGACGGTCAGAAACATTGAGTCACTCACGTGGTTGCCTCCTTGGTTGGGTTATTGGTATTCAAGGGATGCCCTTTGCGTCCAGGCGCTGGTGAATGCAGCAGTGCCATTGGCCCAATTTTCGGTAATGTCATCGTCGACGATGGTGATGCGGCTGATGCGCCAGACGGGGTCAGTTTCGGCGCTGCCCGGTTCGGCTTCACCTCTGTAGCTGATTTGGTCGTTGACCGTGTCCAATCGCTTGGCGTAGGGCATGGGGTCTCCTGCGGGGGATCCCGGTGGGCCGGGGGGGCCGGGGATGCCGACTTCGATGGTGATGATTTCTGGCGGTGAAAAGACTTCGACCAGCACCGGCTGGGCGGGGATGCTTATTTCGATCGGCGCCGGATCGGTACCGAATTCGACGAGCAGTTGCTCGCTGGCGGTGATTTCGAGCGGAGCGACGGGCGCGGTGGTGCTGACTTCGACCAGGACCGGATCAGTCATGGGTCTGCTCCGGTTCGAATTTCACTTTGCCGCGGTAGAGCTTCCAGGTGTTGTCGGTAACGCCACCGGGGATGATTTCGAGGTCGTACTTGCCTTTTTCGGCGGTGATGGCGGCGGTGGTGGTGGCACCCAGGCGGCGCTGGATGGTGCCGGCCGGGCCATCGATGACCAAGCGGCCATTGGCGGTCGACAGTTCGACGATAAGCCCACCTTCTGGGTCGCGAATCTGCATACGGGCTTCAGCACCGGTCAGGTCGTAGGGGAGCCCATTGACGGTGAGTGCCAATGGGTCGCTCCAGACGGCGCCGATTTCGATGGTGATGTCGCGATTGAGTGCGGGCATGGGGTTGTTTTCATTGGCGTGCGCACCTGGGTGCACACGCCTGGACTGGTTAGGGCTGCGGGTCGGTTTCGGACGGCGCTTCGGCTTCCGGCTCGGCCTTGGCGGCAGGGTCGTAGGCGATATTGCGGGCGATCAGCGAGGCAATTTCTGCCTTGTCCGTGGTGCTGTATTCGCCACCGGGCGGGATTTCTCCCTTGGCGGTGACGAGGGTGATGTTGGCGATGAGTTTCATGGCACCCTCCCCGCTTAGCGAACGGTGGCGCAGAACGACGCGTTGACGCGGAATGGCACGATCAACGGGGCGGACTGCATGAGCAGGTAGCGGACGGACGGGTCTTTTTCCAGCCAGGACTTCGGGAAGTACGGCATGGCTTCGAAACCGGCTTCCTCATCCTGAATGGCCCCATAGCAGCGGGTGCCTTCGAGGTCCTGACCGGTCAGGATGACGGTGTAGTCCGGCAGGTACTGGGTGACGGCGCCAGTGTCTGGGTCTTCGTACCAGTCGGTGTAGACCCAGATGTCGAAGGAACCGGTGTTGCCCATGTACTTGGCACCATGGCCACCGACGGTGGATTCGAGTTTGTCCGAACCCCGGAAGCGGTCGAGCAGCTTTTGCACCTTGGCACTGGCGCTGAAGAGCTGCCAGGCCTTGGCATCCATGATGACGGTGTTGGCAACGCCGCCGGAACGCAGGGAGACGGCGAGCGACCAGGCGTCGAGATCGTCGAGCGGTTCGACGCCGGATTCGCCCCAGCGGGCGGTGGTGAGCAGGGCCTTGGTGAGGTCGGTATGGCGGCCAAAGTCGACTTCGACGGTGGGGTACTGGTCACCAGTAACGGTGATTTTGCCGCGGCGCAGGGATTCGACGGCCATCAGCTCGAGGCGACGATTGAGCATTTCGAGCTGGTCGGTCAATTCCGAAGCCAGCTTTACCTGCAGGCGCTGGCCGGGCGAGAGTTCGCCGCCGATGCGTTCGCCAATGGCGCGCTTGAGCGAGTTTTGCGGGTTGAAAACGCGCTTGTCCTTGATGTAGGCTGGCTTGAAGACGTTGGTAGTGAAACCACGCTGGGCGATGACCTTACCGGCGACAACCGGCGAAACAAACGGGGAAATACGGCGCTTGCCCGTATCCACGTCAAAGTGGATTTCCTCGGTGCTTTCGAGTTGCTCCGAGCGGAAAAACGAATTGAGAATGAAGGGTTGCGGCGGCGGCAGGGCGCGTACGACGCGGCGCAGTACGACGGTGGTGAAGATATCCATGTTGCTTTCTCCTGGTTAGCCGGCCATGACCGGAATGATGGTGATGCCCTTGGCGCGCAGGCCTTCGGTGATGCTGGCCACGGTGTGAGCGGTGCCGAGGGTGAGCGCGATATCGGCGAAGTCGCCACGGGCGTAGGCCAGTGCAGTTTTGTCGGCACTAGTGGCGTCGCAGTCTTCGGCCAGGATGAGGTCCGGCGTCTGGCTACCATCGGCAGCGGCAGTGAGCGACTTGTTGTATTTGCCGGAGGCGGTGATCTTGCCGAGCACGGTGCCGCGAACAAGGTTTTGCCCGGTGATGATGGTGACCTTGCGGGCCACCAGCAGATGGGCGTTGCCGGCGATCAGGTTGTCCGGCGAAAGGGTGCCTTCAGTGGCGAATTTGGCTTTGTAGTCCATGGCTCAGCTCCTTAGCTTTTGATGCCGAAGGCGGACAGGATCTGTCCAGCCAGGGCGGCTTCGGGGTTGTCGGATTCAGCACCGGCTTCGATGCCGGAAACATCCGGATTGGCGACCGAAGCCATGGCGGCGGCGAAGGTGTTGCCGGGTTTGGCAATGGCTTCGACTTGAATATGTTTCGGGGCGGTGCCGAGGATGGCGGTGGATTGTTCGGCGGTGAGGCCGCTGTCAATGCACTGGCGCGCCATGGCGGGGTGGGCGATGGCCGATTCGTGGGCGAGGATGCCCGAAATGCGGTCACGTTCGGCGGTTGCTCCGGCTTGATGGCCTTCGGCGCGGGCTTTGTCAATTTCGACTTGCGTGAAGGTGACGGGTGCGGAGGTTTGACCCGTCGGGTTTTCGGTGCCAGACATAGAAGTCTCCTTTTGAATGGCGGTTGCGGAGGTGCGGGCGGATTGCCCGACGGGATAGGACCGGGCACGCAGCCCGGCCATTTCTTGAATGAGTTGATCGGTGGTGATCAGGCGGTCAGCCAGGCCGGCGTCAATGGCGGCTTGGCCGCGGTAGGTTTGGGCCTGGGTTTTGCGGATGGCTTCGGGATCGATCTTTCGCGAGGTGGCGACGGCATCGATGAACATTTCATAGAGCCCGTTGATCTCGGCCTGGAATTCGGCGCGGACGGCTTCGGGCAGCGGCTCGAAAGGGTTGCCATCGATCTTGTGCGAGCCGGCGAAGATGTGCGTGACCTTGACGCCATCGGCGGCGACAGCGGCGGAGAAATCAATGTGACGCATGACAACGCCGATCGATCCGGCATAACCAGTGCGGGTGATGGCGATCTGGTCGGCGGCGCTGGCGGCGAGGTAAGCGGCGGAGGCGGAGAGGCCATCGGCAATGGCGCGCATCGGCTTTTTGCCGCGCATATCGCGCATGCGGTCGGCCAGCTCGAAAGCGCCCTGCACTTCCCCGCCGGGCGAATCAAAGGCGAGCAGGATGGCGTGGGCGTCGCTGTTGGCCATGGCGTCTTCGATATCGGCGGCGATCTGGTTGTAGCCGAGCAGGAAGCTGGAATCGGCGGCAATGTAGCGCGAGCGATGGACCAGGGCGCCGCCAACGGAGATGACGGCGACGCCATCGGTAATGACGTAGCCCTGGGCGGCGCGTTCGCCTTGCCGGGTGGAGAACATTTCCGGGCTGTTTTCGGCGTTGACCGTAACGCGACTGGCCAGAGCGGCGGCAATGGTGGCGAGGTCGGTTTCCTGCCCGCCGATCAGGCGCGGGCCGAGACCGGCGATAATGGCATCGAGCTTGCCCGGGTGAATCAGCAGCGGCGTGTTGAAAACGCGGGCGGCGACGTGGGGGTATTTCACTGGTTTGCCTCTTCGTTCTGGTCTTGCTCGTCTTGCTCTTCCGGCTGATCCTGTTGATCGGGCTGGTCGGTGGTGGCTTTGGGCTTGGTGAGCTTGACCTGCTCGGTCGACAGGCCGCGCTCTTCCTTCATGCGTTTTTCGACGGCCTGCTGATCGAGGACTTCTTCGTAATCGAGGCCCTGCTCGGCGCATTCGGCTTCCATCGTCGAGAGCCCGGCATTCATCCGGAGAACGGCGGCCTGGGCTTCCTTGACCGGATCGACCCAGCCTTTGCCGCCGAAAATGAAGCGGCAACGGTGGTAGGCGTACTGGTTTTCGTAGTAGCCGGGGGCGTCGATTTCACCGGCATTGATGGCCTCTTCAAGCCACAGCTCGTAGATGGGTTTGAGCCAGCAATCGAGCAACCAGCGGCGGCGACCGTTGAAGTAGCGCCAGGCTTCGAGCAGTGAGGCTCGAGCACTGCTGTAGTTGGTTTTGCTGAAATCCTTGACCAGCAGTTCGTAGGGCATGTTCATGCCGGCGGCGATGTGACGCAGGCTGGCCAGCATGAAAGCTTCAAAGGCCTGATTCGGGCGGCCCGGGGTGAAGGGGCTGAGCTTGGCACCGGCGGGCAGCGGGATGACGGCGGCACCGGAGAGCTTGCGCATGGATTGCGCCTGCTTTACCGATTTCTGCCAGGCTTCGCGCGGGTCATCACCGAAAAGCTGGGCGGCGCCATCCTGGCCGAGGTCGGATTCGAGGAAGGCGGCGACCAGCGAGCTGGCGACGCTGGCCTGCAGCTCATTGCTGCTGTATTTGCCGGCCATGTGAAATTCTTTCATCACGGCGGCGATGATCGGTTTTCCGCGGCTTTGGCCGCTGCGCTCCTTGTCGTGCAGATGGATGACGCGGCGGCGGCCCCAGGCGGTGAAGGCCGGGATGCGGTCCCATTCCATGCCCCCCAGCGCGGCGAGGCCGAGGAAGGCGTATTTGTCACCGGGGTGTTTTTTCAGGATGTGATAGGCGGTGGGCGCCCCGTATTTGTCGAACTGGATACCGGCCCGGATGTCTTCGCGGAACATCAGGCTGGTCGGGGTGCTGAGACGGTCGGCTTCGACCATCATCAGGCGGGTGTTCCAGCGGGCGCCACGACGCGGCAGCCAGATGGGCAGCGCCAGGGCGTCGCCATTGGTCAGGGTGCCGCCGAGGGCCTGCAGGGTCAGGCCGAGCAGGTTGAGCGAGCGGGCGGCGTCGATTTCGGTGGTTTCGGCCCAGCTGCGGAATTTGGCCTCGGTGATGTTTTCCCATTCGAGGGATTGTTCACGCGTCCAGCCGAGCAGGCGGTAGTCGGGCGAGGCGGAGAGCTTGAGAACGGCGCCGACGATGTTGTCGCGCAGGGTCTGCATGCCGCCGGCGACGAGGCCATTGTTGCGGGTGAGATCGCGGGAGCGGGCGACCAGCGTGTCGAGTTCCGGCAGCAGGTCGGCATCGGCGCTCAGTGAGATGGGGTTCCAGCCATGCATTGCGAGATCGTCAGCCGAGGCGGCGTGATGCGAGACGGCTTGCGGGGCCAGGTCGGGCTTTATTGCGGCTGGGGTCTGGGTGCGTTTGGCCATTGTCACACCAGGTAGATCGGGCGACGGGCGACGGTGCCGGTACGGCTGTCGAGTTCGGCGGTAACGGCGGCGACTTCCTTGCGGATGTCGGCAGTCTGCTGGTCAAACTGGATGCGGCGATCGCCCCAGGATGAGGCGGTCGGGTTAATCAGCCGATCGTGCAGCGCGCTCGTGAGCTTGTCACGAAGCGCGGTGAGCTGGTCGGCGGTGTAGTGGCTGTAGATTCCCATGCCGGCCAGAATGCCGGGATGGGGCGGAAATTTTTAGGTGAAAATTTCAGAAAATATTTCCGGGTGGCGAGTTTGTCTGGCTACTTTATTTGCGCCAGATCTTCGCGCAGTTTTTTTACCTGGTCTTGTTTTGTGCTTATATCGATGCCGCGCCGGGATGTCACGGCTTGCATTTCGGCGGATAGCGACTGGAGATAAACGGCGCCGGCCAAGTTGTTTCGGGCGGTTGATTTTTGGATCTCAAGTGCGCCGATTTCTGCAGACATGGCCTGCTGGCTGGCGTAAATGGATTCCTCCAGGCGCTCAATTTCGTATTTGATGTCCGATCGACGGCGAGCTTTTGCGCCATCGGCCAGATAGGCTTTGTCTCGCTCCATTCTGGTTTGGGCATCGCTCTGTGGGGTATTAGCGGATATTGGCGGCGCTGGCAATTTGTCGGTGCGACCTGGCATGGGTTCAGAAGGTTTCATTGCCGGCGTCTGAGCCTTACATGGAGAGTCCTGATAGACAAATCCGGCGACAGTTTTGCATTTGTAGGGCTCTTGGGCGATAGCTTGGAGTGCGAGAAAGCCGAGAAATATCAGTCCAGCGACCTTCAGCATGGCTTTTATTATTTCAATTATTGTTGTCATGACGATTTCCATCGGCGAACAAACAAGGCCCACTTTCGCGGGCCTTGTTTCTGCCCATCCGGCAGTGGGTGCAAAGATTTATTTATTTTTGCTGAACTGCCTATCCGGCAGTGTGCGGATTCATCTCGCTAACTTTACTGAACTACCTTCCGGCAGTGGAGTGATTAAACATGCGTCAGGCATTAAAGTCAACGTACCGACGGGCGCCTGCGCCGCGAACGTCGTCCGGGTAGCGCTTCAGGCGCATCCAGTCTGCGAAATCACGGGCGATTCTGCGGTATTCGCGAACATCTTCGGCGCGGATGATGCCGTCGGTTTTTAGTAGGCGCAGGCATGCTGCAACATGCGCTTTATCTGATTCCGTTGGCGCAATGACTGTCGGCGAGGCCAGTTCTGTCGTTTTCATAACAACGGGTGCCGAGAGGCGGCGCTGATATTCATTCATTGCCGCACTGATCAGATTTGCGAGATCAGTGGTCGATAGTTTTTCAAGTTCGATCATCGCTTAACTCCAAGTTTCTGAAGCAGCAGATGCCAGGCCGAAAAACTGATGTTTTGTCGCGTACTGGCGCCATCGGCAGCAGTGTATTTGCGGAAATTCTGCGCAGTCATGCCGACCAGGGCGGCGGCTTTCGCGCCGCTGGTGCCGCTGAATGATCCTTCGCCGACGACGTGCCGGATTTCCCAGCTGGTCGGAGCGCGCCATTGCTCAATGTCATCGGTCATGACTTCGGCGGGCAGGAGATTCGCAACCCAGCCAAGGCGGACGGCGGCATTTTGAGCGCGCAAGGTTGCGTATTCGTCGATACTAACTGGCATCGAGTACAGCCGATCAACGCTTTGTAACCAAAAGTTAGCACGGTCGTCGATCAGGCCCGGCGTCATGCCGGTAACGATTGAATCTTCGCTTATAAAACTGGCGACTCGCTCACCGTTTTGCATAAGATTTATTGTGTGCAGCGGCGTACGGGCGCGCAGCTCGTTGCGCAGACGGAAAAAACAATCGCTTAGTGACTCAGCGACTTCATGTCGAGTAGCGCCGAGCGTGTCGATGTTCTGCGCAAGCGTTTTTTTCCCGTAATCGATGTCGGCGCGTTCGCTAGATTTTGGGCGGACCTCGAAAGGCCCGACCATGAAGTTTTCTTTCAGCATGATCGAGTCCCTTGGTTACTTTCCGGCATTAGTCATGAATTCGTCTTCGCTGACACCGTAAGCGGCGGCGAGGGCAGCGCGGGCAGTGGCGTACTTTGCGAGGATCGCGGTGGCAATTGCAAAGCGTTGCTTGCTCGTCACTTTTGCGTAACGGTTGCCGCGATTGCTGCGGATCGTCGCGGCGATGCTGGAGGCCTTTTCGTCGCCGAGCATATCGACAATCTTCAGGACGGTACTGTCGTCAGCGTAGCACTCCAGCACGTACCGCTGGGCTTGCTCACCCGAGAATTGGCCTTCTGCCCTAACTACTGCGTCGGCTGCGAATTTGATGTGCATTGTCATGACCGTCTCCTGAGAGGTGCAGCGCTAGCTGGATTGCTGTGCTGATGTGATTATTATAGCGCGTTTCGCGCTATTTAAAAACATTATTTTGGTTTTTTTGTTGAGCGGCCCAAGCGCTGCGGGCAGTTTCGTTATCTGTTTTTTTTCCTAGCCAGGCGGCGTAGGCCGGGACGTTGAATTGCACTAGGGAAAGGCGACCTGGGAATTCGGCGAGCAGAGAGGCGCAGACGGATTGTTGCGGGCGCCAGAGAACTGGCTCGCGGGCGGGGAGCGTGGCCCAGTCGTCGATGGTGTCGTACCAGATCAGGGCTATTTCAGCGTCTGGCGGGGCGCTGGTGATTTGTTTGACCGCGGCATCGATGGCGGATTGTCGCCATTCGGTGAGGTTGAGGATGGCGGCGGCTACGTCGGCAGGGATGGAGAACTCCCCTGCTTCCCATTGTCGCCAGGCGCGGTCAGAGACGCCGCGTGGGCGCTCCTGGCTGGCGGCGACCAGCATGGCGGCTTCGGGTCGAGAAAAAAACAAAAGGCGCCGGAGCGCCTGGAGGGTGGAAGGGGTCATTACAGTCCTTTTTGGAAGCGGAGGCTGGACTCATCGCGAATTTGGCCTGCTTCTGAACGCTCGGCGTTGTCCGCAGAATTCCTGATGACGGCGGCGGCCTGGAGCACAGCACCGGCGTGGGCATAGTCAAAGATGAAGCTGCGGGCAGCGGCTTTGCACTGGGATGCCATGCGCTGAGCGCCAATGAAGAGACGGGCGGCCTGAAGATTCTGACCATTGGCGGCAGCGGTCTTGGCGGATTCGTAAGTGGCGCGGGCGGTTTGGATGTTCATTTTCACTCTCCTTAGTGGGGAGGTAGCGCTCTTCGCTTCCTCTATGTCTTTATTATACTTCCGATTTCGGAAGTTGCAAGGTTTTTTTATTTATTTTGATTATTTTCCGTTCACGATTTGCTGCACTCGGCGGGGGGTGATGTCGTATTCCTTCGCTAGTTCGGAGACGTTGTTTCCGGTAAATTTTTCGCGGATGTCGGCAGCGCGGCGAGCTGGCGACAAGGCCCGCTTGCGGGTGTATTCGACGGTGCCGGAAATCCGCAGGCGCAGTTTGTCGGCGACGTATTTGGGCTGATCGGGGAGCGGGATGTTGGCTTGCTGGGCGGCGCGCATCTCCTGGGCGACCAGATCGGGGATATCTTCGGTGGTGTTGATGGTCATGGTGGCCTCAGTGCATTGGGATTGGGGCGAAGAGGTCTTCTTCGGTTTTTGGTTTTTCGGTTTTCGGCGTTTTTTGCGGGTTGACCGCAGGAGGTTGTGCGGCAGGCGCGGCGAGTGCAGGCGTATGGACTGGCTGGGAAAACAGGTCTTCTTCGAGCTGTTTTTCCCACATGGCCCAGGTGGATTCCGGGGTGGTGTGCAGGCCGAGCACCTGGCACAGAAACATGGCGATGACGGTGCAATCGAGCACTTCGTTGCGGTGGCCACCGGGGCAGACCCAGCGTTCGGCCCAGCCGTGCGCCTGGCGGACGCGGATGCGGTGTTCGGCGCTGAGCTGGTCGAACCATTCGGGCGGCAGGTTGCGGTTGAGATGGACGTAGCCGGGGCCGGGTTGTTTGACCTGGTCGAGCCGGCCATGCAGCAGATCCTTGGCGGTGTCGACGCAGATGCGCCAGAGTTTGACGCCGCGTTTGAGGGTGCGGCCGAAGGCGTTGACGTCGACCCAGCTGGGTTTCATTTTGATTGGTGATCCGAGGGCCTGGTCGCCTTTTGTGGCGTATACCTTTCGGTGGGTGCGTTCGCGGCAGTAGGTGTAGGCCTGGTGGGTCCAGTTGGTGCCCCCGGTGTCGATGCCGACGGCGTCGACTTGCATTTCCTGCCCGTTGGCGTGCCTGTAGCGGGTGTTAATGAGGGGGTCGAGTTTGTCGGCCCATTCGCTTTGCTGGGCGGGTGCACCATAGACGACGCGGTAGTCGATGGGCCACATTTCTTCGCCACGGCCGATGGCCCAGGTGACGGCTTCCCAGCGGTCGGCCTGGGTGTCGATGCCCATGACGATTTTGCAGGCGCCGCGCGGGACAATGTGCAGCGGAATGTCGAGGTCGGTTTTGGCGCGCTCGCGCAACAGGCTGGCGTCGGTGTGCTCGAAGGATTCTTCCCAGACATCGGCCAGGGTTTCATTTTTGAAGCCTTGCATGGGGCCGCTGTCGCCGGCTTTCTGGGCTTTGCGGGATTCGAGGAATTCGCGGACGATGTCCGGCCAGGTGCGCTGGGGGCTGTAGGCGGTCCAGACATTGACGAAGGCGACGTGACGGGGTGCGGGGCGTGGCTGGCCATTGGCATCGAGCCAGATTTTTTTGAGGTGGTCGTAGGTGTATTGGGCGCAGCGGCTGACCCATTGCCCGGTTTCCCACAGGCCGAGGTATTCGGCTTGGGTGATTGATTCGCGGCAGTGCGGGCAGTGGTGGCGGACGGTGGCGGGGTCGTTGTTGTCCCATTTGAATCCGTGGGCAACATCGGCCCCACCCCAGAGCAGCGGGTGCGAGGTGGCGCAGTGCGGGCATGGGATTTCGAAGCGCATGACGGCGTCGGCACATTCGACACGGCGGCGGATGTGGCTGGTGAGTTTGACGCGCGGCGTGGTGCCGATGACGATTTTGGGGAATGGCGCGCCTTCGAGGCGGCCGACGGCGCCGGTGTAGGGGTCGATGGTTTTTTCGACAACCTGATCCATCGCGTCGATTTCGTCGAGCATGGCGACGGCGATGGTGATGCGGCGGAAGCTGCGGGCGGCCTTGGCGCCGAGCAAGTGCATGACGGAGCCACGGAAGCGTTTGAAGCGGATGGTGTCGTCGTCGCGACCGGCACGGCGGACGGGGTCGAGGGCGCGGCAGATGTCGAACGAGGGGGAAATTTCCGATTTTTCGAAGCTGTCGCGGTCGTCATCGGTCGGCTGCCAGATGGCCTGCTTGCGGCGACGGTGGGCGGCGTTGTATTCGGCGAAGGCGACGATGCTTTTGGTGTAGCCGACGCGTTTGGCTTTCTCGACGTCAACTTCGAAGATGTCGTCGTTTGAGAAGGCATCCATCCAGCCGATCTGGAAGGGCCAGGGTTCCCACAGGCCACGGCGGTGGCTGGATTCTTCGTCCATTTCGAAGTTGGCGGCCGACCAGGTGCTGAGCGCCTGGGGCGGCTCGGCGCGCAGGGGGGCCAGGCCGGCGACAAGGGCGCGGCGGATTGCTTCGAGGGTGGCGGGTGGGAGGTTGGCGCTCATTCGTCGGCGACTGGCACCATGAATTCGTCTTCTTCCTGGAGATCGGTGGTTTCCAGAGCATCGGCGACGAGTGATGCAGTCTTGCGGACCATTTCGTTGCGGGCGCTGGCGATTTCGGCCATGACGGCATCGCGGACGGCTTGCGGGAGGTCTGGACAGACGCGGCGGAGGTCGGCCGGGATCTGGTCGAGGCGGTCGACAACGGCCTGGCTGGCATTGGCGAGGACGTCGCTGAGCAGTTCGATCGGTGCGTAGGTGCCCCGGGCGGCGTGGTTTTTGATTTCCTGGCCTTCGCGCTGGGCACGGGCCAGCAAGGCGCGTTCGCCGGCGAGGTCGAGATCGCCACCGGCGGCGCGGCCGGCGGCTTCTTCGCGGAGTTTTCGGAGGTAGCGGACGCGGATTTCGGCGAGAGCGGCTTGTTTGTGATCGAGGCCGAATTCGGTCAGCAGCTCGCGCAGGCGGCGGTCGGAGATGTCGAGATGGGCGGCGATTTCGGCTTGGGTCGGGCGCTGGTCGACGCGGATATGCTCTTCGCGCAGGTAGGCGATGTAGGCATGGACAAGGGGGCCGAGGCTGTAGGCGTTTTTGTCGACGCGGGGGATGACGCCACGGTTGGCCAGCCCGGTTAGCTCGGCCGGGGTGAGGTCGAGCAGGCGGGCGGCGGTGTCGTGGCTTAGGTGGTTGGACATGGGTTAGGCTTTTTTCAAGTCCTTTGCGCCCTTGGCCGGGTCGTGAAGGTTGTAGATGGTCACCAAGTGAGCCTTGCATTCGGCGCTTTCGCGGATGCGGGCGAGGTGCTCTTCCGGGAAGCTGGCGACGATGATCATGACCGGCTCCTGGCCTTTGGCGAGCAGGCCGCGTATCCAGCGTTTTTTGGCGGTGTTGTCGCCATCGCGGGCATCCTGGACGTGGGCGCGTAGGCGGCTCTTCGGGGTTTTAGTCTTGCCAACGTAGCGGACGGCGCTGTCGTTGGGGTCGACGAGGTAGTAGATGTGGTGCATGGCGCTCATAGCGGGTTGATGATGGTGCGTTGGTAGGGGTGGATTGCGGCAGCGTCGCCTCGGG